GATAATATCAACCCTTTCGGCTTCCTGTGGTCCATCTTGTTTCACCGCTCCGGTGTAGAGGGTTCCGGAGAGGCAATAGCATTCACCGTTACCTTCGTAGGTTGAGCCGTCAATCTTTCCGTCGATAATAGCTTGTTTCAAAAATCCGATCTCTTTGATGCCGTGAAGGAGGACAATAAAGAAGTCGTTTTTGATAGGTTCCAGGTTTGCGTCCCTCAGGTCTGCGCCCCTCAGGTCTGCGTCCCTCAGGTTTGCGCCCGTCAGGTTTGCGCCCGTCAGGTCTGCGCCCGTCAGGTTTGCGCCCGTCAGGTTTGCGCCCGTCAGGTCTGCGCCCGTCAGGTTTGCGCCCGTCAGGTCTGCGCCCGTCAGGTCTGCGCCCGTCAGGTTTGCGTCCGTCAGGTTTGCGCCCGTCAGGTCTGCGCCCGTCAGGTTTGCGCGTGTCAGGTCTGCGCGTGTTTCAATAGCCGCTTGCAGCGTCTTACGAATGGTGTTATTTTCTGATTCGTACTCGAAAAGAACCGAACCATTAAGCCATGAGGTGATTTGAATTTTTAGCTTCATTTTATTTTATTTAGTAGTTTTCCGAAATCCTGTTGATATTGTATCACCTCCACTCGGTCAACCGGAGTATCGGCTACAAACTCCTGTGCAAGTTTAATCAAGTCCTCAAGGATAAGGATTCGCTTTTCTCCGATCAGGGCTAAAGCATTTAGAGTTGTGACAGCATCGGAAAGACATGCGATTGTTTCGTTGCTCTCAAGACCTAATTCTTCATCTTGTTGACGGACGTGATCAAGTTTTACCTTAATAGCATGGGCTTGTAGTTCGTATCGTTTCATATCAATTCCATTTAAAGTTTTCCGTGTCTGTCTGTTCGCAAAAATCTTCTATGGCTTCTGCTATCGTTTTGCCCTCCCCGATTGGGGAACCGCAGTTACGCCAAGATTCTCCATCCTCGCAGGAATAATCTAATCCGCCTAACTGTTCGCTGTATGCAATCCAAGGCTTTCCCCATCCGGAGGATTCGCGGGCTACTGTAATTTGTATCATACAAATAATTGGTTTTCGGTTTCATCTTCAAGTTTCAAATCTTCTTTACGCCTCTCATAGCAGGAATCGCAAATGTATTCATAGTCGAATTCCTCGCGCTCGTCATGACAAGTTACCTTGGCAGAGCAATCAACACATTCACGAAGTTGAGTAAATCGGGGTGCGTTGCCATCGGGAGAATTCCAGAAGCTCATAAAGTTTGTTGTTTAGACGAATGAAATAATCAAGCAAACCACACTAATGATAAAGACGGCTAGGGTTACAATTTCAAGGGCAATAAGGGAGATGGTTTTCATGGGGTTGTTTTTAAATCTGGTGTAAAGGTAATATGTTTTTCGATACGTGCAACGCTTTGGATAAAATATTTACGATTTATTTTTGGATTCGTTAAATAATTCCCATATTTGTGCATGGCAAAGAAGCAGAAAACAGGCCGGAAAAGCGTCCCCGATGCTGAAAAGGTCATTTTGGTAGGGTTTTACACCAAACAAAAGAACGTGGATAACCTCGGAGGCCTTCCGGCAACCCGTGAAAAATGTAAGGAGTGGGTCGAAAATTATCCGGACTATACCTCCATAGCATGACCGGAATCTACTTTTTATTCCTTGACAAACAACTGGTTTACATCGGTAAGACCACGAATTACCCAAGCAGGGTAATGCAACATAAAGATAAGCACTTTAATAGGATGAGATTTATTGAATGTGATACTAAAAATCTTGATAACTATGAAAGAAGATTAATCAAATTATTCAAACCACTATTTAACAAATGTTTAACAGAAGGCGTTAAAGTCAGCACAAATTTGCGGATTAACCCGGAATTGGCGAAACGGGTAAAATCCTGTGCTGAGGCCGCAAAACGTTCAATGAACAAAGAAATTGAATTGGCGCTTGAAGAAAAGTTTGCATAAAAATATACCAGAGGTAAGGTGGGCGGTGCGAAATGCTTGCATGGAACGCGTGGAACCCTCGGCTGATTTGGCTTGGAACTTTGCGAATCAGTAAAAAGCCCACCATTTTTAAAACAATTAAACTATGGACTCCCTCACTTCCACCGGCTCCCCTCTTTTAACCTTGAAGGGGAAGCCCAAGCGAACCAAACCCCGTAAGGCGGTAAGAGAATTTAATTTCAGGATTGGGCGGTATCAGTTTGAGTTGACAATTTGGAAGTTCCGCAACAATGTTGCACCTTCGTAGCATGAATCTCCAATCAATAGGACTAAAAATGACGGATCGGTTGTAAGGACCGTAGAATTTAGGGAAGCTGGATAAAACCGGCTTTCCGCATTTAAGCACAACCATGAAAGCAGATGGCCCCTACATTTTCGAGGACGTAAAAGATGAATTAAGTACTGATTTTAAGCGTGAATCCGAATTATGCAATTTTATCGAGGACAACATTCAAATATTTTGCCTTGAGGAATTGGGGGTTATTTACGCAAGCCACAAAAGGGAGCATCCAGTAGTAAAAAGTAGGAAACGAATCAAGGGCCTTAGGAGGCTTGATTTTCTAATCAAAACAAGAGCCGGGGAAAATATAGGGCTTGAATGCAAGGTCCCGCTATACCCATCAGAACTACCGGCAGGGATCGGCCAGATTCTTTCTTATAAAATGCTGATGGACTTAGCGGGGACACCAATTAATCGGTTTGTCTTGGTTTCATCAAAAATGGATGTCGTAGCCCCAATGATGATTCAGGAGTTTAGACTACCGATTGAGTTCATTGCTATGGACAAGAAAAAATCCCTGACATGGCAAGGCCGGTAGAATATTCCAAAGACTTCATTAAGCAAACAAAGGACTATCTTGTTACCTGTAAGGATGAGAATGAGCAGGTTGTTTCCGGAGAGTCCGAGAAGTTCACTAAATACGATAACCGCCTAAAGGTAAAACTGCCCAGCATCGAAGGATTGGCCATTTTTTTAGGCATTCATCGGGATACGATCTACGATTGGGAGAAAAAATACACCGGGTTTTCCGACATTATTGGAGAACTTCGCGCAAAACAGGCGGAAGCCCTGATCAATAACGGTCTTTCCGGGCACTACAATCCAACAATAGCCAAAGTCCTGCTAGCCAAACACGGCTACAAAGATTCATCTGAGATTGGCGTAACTTTAGCCGAAGACCAGGTATTTGAAATTGCCGGTCAGAAAATCAAGTTTGGCTGAAAAGACCCTATTCAAACCGTACCCTAAACAGGAGGAATTCGTAGCCGCCGTTCTTTCCGGCAAATATTCCCTATTAACCTATGGCGGCGCAATGGGCGGGGGGAAGTCCTATGTTTGCCTTGCCATAGCGATAATGCTTTGCAAATTCTACCCAAAGTCAAAGTGGTGCGTTGTCCGGGAGTCACTACCAACCCTAAAAAAGACCACCCTTGCGACATTCTTTAAGATTGCCCCGACTAACTTCATCCGGTCCTACAATCAGCAGGATCAGCTAATTACGTTCAAAAACGGCTCCCAGCTTCTTTTCATGGCGGAGGACTTCGCCCACGATAAAGAGTTTGACCGATTCAAGGGCCTTGAGGTAAACGGCTTTATCCTGGAACAGATCGAAGAACTCCAGGAGGCGCTTTTGGACGTTTGCTTTATCCGCTCTGGCCGCCACCGAATAGACCCCATGCCAAAGCCGGTGATAATCGCCAACCTGAACCCTACTTTACGCTGGCCCCGGAAACGAATCTACGACAAGGCGGTAAACAAAACCTTACCCGAGGATTGGTATTACCTCCCCGCCAAGATCAGCGATAACCCCGCGCTGTTTGAGGATTCCAACTACATGAAGCAATTAAAGAACCTGGACGACCTTACCAGGGCCAGGTTAATTGACGGTGATTGGAATGCATTCGGGATTGATAAACCTTACCTTTATGCTTTCAATCAAGGAAAACACGTTATCCAGACTTATACGGTTAACCCTCATTTGCCGCTACTTTGCAGCTTCGATTTTAATAAGGATCCCATGACCTGCCTGGTTGCGCAGAAGCCGAGCATAAAAGAAACAGTGGTCTTTAATGAGATAATGATTCCGAATGGATCAAGCGAGGAAGTTTGTGAGTACATTATCGCCCGTTATCCTCACTTCAAATTCAAAATAGAGGTTACTGGAGACGCTACTGGCCAAAATAGAACTTCAATGATCCGGGGTAATGTGAATCACTATAAGATTATTAAACAGATGCTTGAACTCACCGACCGGCAGTTACTTGTCCCTAAAGTCAACACCTCCCACATCAATAGCCGGGTGCTCTGTAACTCAATCCTTCAAAACGCGGTTGTAAAAATCACCAAGAATTGTGAGGCAACTATTACAGATTGTATTTATGCCGCAGTCGATGATGAGGGCGAATTGGTTAAAACGGTAGCAGAAGGCCGACATTTTTTCGACGGGTTTAGATATCTTCTCGAAGCGTCTTACCCCAATTTCCTCACCAAACCCCACATTTACCAATAGGAAAATCGGATAACGTTCGTATATTGCGCCCGTGGTCAAACTAATCTCCTACGGAACGCGTCTTGAAAAATCTTCTTTGAAGATCGCCAAAGTTCAAGCTAAACTTGAAAAGCGGTCGGTGAATAGTTTGATTCAGATTGCCATTGATCGGTACTTGGACGAAACCAGGGCGCAACGAATTGAGAACAATTAACATCATTGGCTGTGGACCTTCCGCCCAGCTTTGGGACGGCAAGGGGGAAAGTTTAGGAGTAAACGATTGCGAAAAGACAGGAAAGAAGGTTCAAAGGTTACTCGTCGTGGATTTTCCTTTGAAATTTGAGCAAGAAAGATTTAACACTATTCGAAGAAGCGAAGCGGTATTTTATTCACAATTGACAGCTTGGATGAAATATAAACCAACATTTGACGTGAAGAATGTAATACATTTTTCACGGTGGCGCGGAAGGCTTGAATCAGGGAAAGTGAATTGTTCTTTAACGTCTCCATTCGTTGCGATCTCCCTGGCTTGGTCATGGGGTTATCAGGAAATAATCCTTTGGGGAGTGGACATGAATAACTCTAAGCCATATCACGACGAAGAAGTTTCAAACATTAAAAGTCTGTGCGCTTGCCTTTGGAAAGATGGGGTGAAAGTTTGGTTGGGGGCCACGGGCAGCGCACTTAGTTTTCTGAATTTAAAGGATTGGGTGATAAAATGAGCTTTTGCGCAGTGGTCCCTGATAGAGGTGACCGTAAAGAGTTAATGTCTTTCTGCCGTCACCAACTGGAACGAATGACTGTGAAGCCAGACAAGGTTTATTTTGTTGACCATCCCCCGGAGAACGGAACAACGGATTTAACAGGCAGAATCAGAACCGGGATAAGCAGGGCGCAAGCCGATGGGATTGAAAGAGTTTTTATCATTGAATCAGACGACGCGTATCCTAAAGATTACTTCGAGCAAATGTTGAAAGGTTGGCCACAAGGAGTGAAGATCATCGGCGCTAAGGCTACTTTGAATTACAACCTTCGTTACAATTCGTGGCAGCGGGATGAACATCCGGACCGATCAAGCCTACACCATACGGCCTTTGATATTTCAGCGCTGGACAGATTTCATTGGCCTGACCCTGACTTTTGTTTTTTGGACCGCAAGCTCTGGACCTACATAAACCGGCAGCACATTCCAGCGGATTTAATTTCTCAACCATTGGTCGTGAGCATGAAACACGGAATAGGGAAGACAGGAGGGAGAGGCCATAGTACCAATTATTTAAGGAAAGACCCCGACCGGAGTTACTTAAAGTCGATTGTTGATAGTGAGTCGTTTGTGTTTTATCAAAGTTTGAAGGTATGAGCCTAATCTCTTTACTCCATCCATCGAGAAGCCGAATTGATAGGTCGTTTGCAACTACGGAGAAATGGTTAGAAAAATCAAGGGCGCATTTAGGCATTGAGGTAATAATCTCACTTGATAACGATGACCCGCAGCTTGATACATACAAAGAGGTTTATACCGGATACGAAACAGTAATTGTTAACCCCAACCGTTCCGCGGTCGATGCCATCAACAACGCCGCTAAAGTAGCTACAGGAGACATAATGATCGTCCTTTCAGACGACACCGATTGTCCTGATAATTGGGCTGAACTAATCGAGAATGAAGTGAGGGGAAAGAATGACTTTGTTTTGAGGGTGGAGGACGGAATACAAAGTTGGCTCTGCACTATGCCTGTGATTGATCGGGCGTATTACGAAAGATTTGGATATGTTTACCATCCATCGTTTAGGCATATGTTTTCAGATACTGACTTCACGCACGTTGCTTTCGGCCTTAACCGTGTTATCAAATCAAATCTTCTTTTCCCGCATCTTCATTATTCGGTCAAGAAGCTAGGCATAAAGCCAGACGAAATTAACCATAGGGCCGACCGAACTACTACCGAAGGTAGAGACACTTATCTTGAACGATTTAAAAGAGGGTTCGACATACCAGGATTTGACGTTTGGAATTTTGAGGACGAGGCTCATGATAAATGGTTGAGGGCTCACGGATTTAAACGGCCGCACAGATGAAGTTAAGTTTACTGATCTGCACCCTCCCCCAAAGGCGCGACTTCTTTCAGGCTCTTATGCGCGAACTACGAAGGCAATTACAAGCCCTGAACGCATGGAGTGAGGTAGAGATTCTTTCTGATGATAGTCAAGGTATTTCAATAGGAGAAAAGCGGAATTATCTTTTAAGTATCGCCGATGGTGACTACCTTGCATTCATCGACGACGACGACCGTGTTAGCCCGAATTACATCAAACTTTTACTTGAAGGAATTGCAACCAATCCAGACGCTTGCTCCCTTCACGGCATAATAACAGATGACGGAAAAAACCCAAGACACTTTTATCATTCCTTAAAATTCACTTCATGGTATGAGGAAAATTCGGTATATTACAGATACCCTAACCACCTGTCAACCATTAAGTCATCTATCGCTAAACGATTCAAATTTCCTAAAATAAATACCGGTGAGGACCACGATTGGAGTACTCAAATTTTTAAATCAGGATTGATAAAAAGTGAATATTGGATTGACGAAATAATTTATTACTATGACCATAGAAGCGTTAAATCAGAGATGGGCCAAAATCCCAGGCATTAACTATGAGGCGTATGAGTCGGGTATTATACGTCACTCTAAAAGTGGTAAAATTAAAAACGTATATGATAATGGCCGAGGCTATCAGAGTTTTGTCTCTAACAATGGGGGTGTAAAAATACAATATGTTCATCGTTATATCTTAATGGCTTTTATGCCTATTGATGGTATGGAGTGTATGCAGGTCAACCATATGGACTTTGATCGTTCAAATAATCAGTTAAAAAATCTTCAATGGGTGACGGCAGAACAAAACCTAAGTTATTCTAGAAGGAACGGGAAATATAAAAAAGCAAACAAAGATCATAGCCAATGGATGAAAGACAACTCCGCCCTATTAAAATTAGGGTTCGGCAAAAGGGCTGTCCTTTCAATTCAGGACACCGCAATACTTGAATTTGAGTCTCAAACAGCTTGCGCTAAATATCATAATGTCTCCGACGGATACCTTTGGGATCATATTCGGAGAAATGTTCCGGTAAACGGGCATCAAATCGTTAGGTTATGAAAGGCTGTCTGTCTTATTCGCTTTTTGGCTACGATGCCAATCAAAAGTCAGGATTCGACTTTCCTTCTTTTGTTCGCGGGTTAATGGTGAACGTCCGGTTCAATCGCTTGCTTTATCCTGGGTGGGTGAACGTCATTCACATGGACAAGGAAAGTTATTCCTCCAAATACCAACCCCTTTTTGATTGGCTGATTGACCGTGGATTTATTGACGTTGTTATTTGCCCCTCAAATGAAGCGTTGTGTAAGGCAATGCTCTGGCGGATGAAACCTATTTTTGAAACCACCAAAACAGGGGATTTGAAATACACGCACACTCTTTGCCGGGATCTTGATTCGATTTGCACCTATCGGGAAGTTCAGGCGGTTACCATTTGGCTACAAGAACAAAAGGTAATCCACTGTATCACCGATTCTGTTTCCCACAATATCCCAATGATGGGCGGCATGATCGGCATTTGGGCAAATACATTCGCTGACAGGGTGAAGGCCAGAACGTGGGACGAACTGATGAACAAATCAGACGGTATAAATTATACAGTCAAGGGAGCCGATCAGACCTTCCTTAATAAATACGTTTACCCGCCTTGCGCCGATTCAGCTACCGAGCATTTTGTTTTAGGGATGGTCCACAACCTACCAGAGGAAAACGGAAGGCATTACTCCATTGAGGATATTCAATTGCCGATAAACGTGAGGTATAAATCCAGTAACGACTGCGCGGGACATTGCGGGGCGGCCGGTTACTACGACATGCCGACAATGAACTTTCTAAAAAACATCGACCCTCATTCAAAAGAATATTGGGAAATCGAAGATCAATTTAAAGGGCTTTTTCCGTGGGCGTATGACAGATACTAAACTAGCGTTCTGCACCTGTGCCGTTTGGAGTAAGAACTACGGCAATGCCTATTTGGATCAGCAGGACACCCTCATTGACTCCATCCGCCGGATTTACTGGAATCCCGAACAGGCTGAAATCTTTGCTTGGCGTGACGAATATCCTCCCGGTTCCCGCGATTGGCTTACTTCAAGTTATGGGTTCAAACCGTGGGCCGTTCAGCACGCTTTGAATCAGGGCTACAAGAAGATAGTCTACATGGATACGGCGATGATCCTGAAAAAGAAATTACCGATCAGTCAATATGACCATCTTTCTGAGACTTACGGCGTACTCGCAGCGAAAGACGATAGTAGCCTTACTAACGTCACATGGGATCTGGCTTGTGAATACTTTGGAGTGTCTCGCGATTGGCTTGTAGAAAAGAACCTGGTCGGCGGGTCATTCT